GTCCTGAATCTTTTCGGGCGGACGATAGACCTTGACCCGCGCAACATCCTTGTCGTGTATCCAACGGTTGATTCCGCCAAGCGGTTTTCCAAGCAGTTTCTGAATCCGATGGTGAAGGGCGTATCGGCGCTTCGCAAAAAGGTGCGCGAACCGCGAACGAAAGGCGCGGCGAACACCATGCTTTCAAAGTCGTATCCCGGAGGGACGATTACCATGATTGGTTCGCAGTCGCCGTCCGCCTTTCGCCAGATTCAAGCGCCGATTGTTTTCTGCGATGAAATTGACGCGATGGAAAACAACGAAGAGGGCGACCCGGTGACGTTGGCGTTCAGGCGCGCCGACAATTATCGCAACTCAATTCAGGTGCTGACTTCGACGCCAACCATTAAGGGCGCGAGCCGGATAGAAGACTGGTTTGAGAAATCAGACAAGCAACAATGGTTTTGCCCGTGTCCGCGCTGCCAGCATTTTCAAACACTGAAATGGTCAGGCGTAAAATGGACTTGGCAGGATGAAAAAGGCGCGGACGTTTCAAGGCCGGAATCAGCCGTCTATGTATGCGAAAACTGCCGGGCCGAACTTTCGGATGCCGAACGGCTTGAAATGGTAATGCGCGGCGAGTGGAGGGCAACGGCACCATTCACCGGAATTCGCGGGCGTTTTCTCAACGGCATCGCTTCACCGTTCCCGGCCAAGAAAGGATACGCGACGAAACTTCATCAAATGGTTGCCGAGTTTTTGGACGCGAAGCACGGCGGCGAATCGGAGTTGCAAACATGGATTAACACCTTCCTTTGCGAGACGTTTGAAGTGAAGGCGGAGCGCATTGACCATGCGCCGCTGTTCAACCGTTGCGAGCCATACGGCCCGGCGCTTCCGATGTCCGTCTTGTTTCTCACCGCCTCTTGCGACGTTCAGGCCGACCGCATCGAGGTTGAAGTTGTCGGCCACGGTATGCAGGAGGAAACATGGGGGGTTGAAGTCCACAAGATTTACGGCAACCCGCAGCGGCCAGAAATTTGGGCCGAGCTTGACCAATACCTGACCAAGGAATTCCCGCATTCCAACGGAAGCAAATTGCGAATTGCGCAAACGCTGATTGATTCCGGCGGGCAGGCAGGCGGGCAGTCGTTCGCCATGCCGGTATATCGGTTTGTGCGTCCGCGCCAGATTCGGCGCGTTTTTGCGTGCAAAGGCTCGCCCGCATCGGCGGCTCCGCTTGTGGGCGAATCGAATTCAGCAAAAATGCACGGCGTCCGGCTGATACTTGTCGGAACGGACATCGCCAAACGCACCCTGTTTTCACGGATGCAAATTGAAACGCCCGGCCCGCGATTCATGCACTTCCCGCAGGGATTCGGATACACGGAAGAATTTTTCCGCCAGTTGACCGCCGAGGAACTTCGCAAGGAATTTCGCCATGGCTTCCCGCGTTATCACTGGCACAAAATCAGGGAGCGCAACGAGGCGGTTGACTTGCGGGCCTACAACTTGGCTAACGTCGAGCTGTTGAATCCAGATTATGCCGCGCTTAAAAAGCGGATTGAAGAAACGACGGTAAAGCCGCCGCCGGAAAAGTTTTCTGGCGACACGACGCAAGCGGGGCCGGTTGCAGAAACAAAAGCGCCCCAAAAGTTTTTCCCTCCGCGCAGACGGATTGATTGGTAGCAATAAACATCTTGACTTGCCACCGTGTTTGAACAATAAGTTTTCCTAATGCCGCAGATTATTTGCATTAGGAACAAAGATTGAGCGCGACGCTGCCAACACCGCCGACGATTGAGCCTGCCCGTTTTCAAGCGGGCAACACCTTCACTTGGACGAAAGACCTTTCTGATTTTCCGGCACCGGACTGGGTTTTGACCTATCAATTGCGCGGGGCGCAAACCATCAGCATTACCGCGACACAATCCGGAAGCACAACGGCGCATCTTGTGGAGGTTTCCGCCGCCACAACCGCAAATTGGACTGCGGGCACCTATTCAGTGGCGGGCTATGTCTCCGCCCTTTCAAGCAGGTTTCAAATCTACTCCGGCAGCCTCGTAATTGAACCGGACATTGCAACCGCCGCCAGTGATTACGACGGGCGAACGATGGCGGCAAAGGTTGTGGCGGCGCTTGAATCCGTCGCATTGAATCGCGCCAGCCGGGAGGAAATTTCCTACGTCAACGGCCTTGGAATTTCTGTGCAAAAAATGTCGCATCAGGAAATCATTGCGGCGCTTTCCTACTGGCGCGGGCGGTTGTCTGACGAGCAGGCGGCAGAGGCGGCGGCGCAAGGCCGCGCCACGGGCCGCAGAATTCTTACGCGATTTGTCGGCGAATGAAAAACACACTCATCAATCGCGCGCTGCGAAAGCTCGGCTTTGGCAAAACAGGACGCCGATCCTATGACGCCGGAAGAACAACGCGAACAACCGCCGACTGGAATCCACCGACATCTACCGCCGACATCGAGGCGCAAAATTCAATTGCGCTTTTACGCGCCCGCTCCCGCGATCACGAGCGGAACAACGACTATGCGCGCCGATTTTACGCAAGCATCGAAAATAACGTCCTGATGGATGATGTTGGGTTTTCGTTGCAAATGAAAATCGTTGACCCGTCTGGCACGCCGGACGATTACGCCAATGGCCGGATTGAATCGGCTTGGCGCGAATGGAGCAAGCCGCGCAATTGCACCGTGACCGGAATGGACGGCCTGTTCGATGTTCTGAAACTGGCCTTGCGCGGAGCGGCGCGAGACGGCGGCATTTTGGTCGAGAAGATCAGGGACGGCGCGGCAAACGAATTCGCATTCACGCTGCGAATCATCGAGATTGACCACCTGGACGTGCGCTATTCCGAAACGCTTCCAAATGGGAACCGCGTCTTTCTCGGCATTGAGCGCAATCCGCTTGGCCGTCCGGTTGCATTGTATCTGACCGAGAAGCACCCCGGCGACACATTCGCGGGCGCAATCAATGCCTTTACCACGCGCCGCCGTGTTCCATCAGAAAACATCATTCATTATTTTTTGCGCGAAAGGCCGACGCAATACATCGGAATTCCTTGGCTCTGTTCGGCGATGACGCGGCTGAATCATTTGAAGGAATACGAGAAGGCCGAGCTTATCGCGGCCAGACTTGCCGCTGAAAAAGGCGGATGGTTCAAAACGAAGGACGGGGGCGGATACAAAGGCGACGGCTCCGATTCATCCGGCAATCAAATCATGGACAGCGGCCCCGGCGAGTTTGGAACACTCCCGTCAACCGTTGACGAATTCATCCCATACGACCCAAAGCACCCGACGGACGCATTTTCAGAATTCGTGCGCGCAACATTGCGCGGGGTTGCGGCGGGCGGCGGCATTTCCTATTTCACATTGACCGGCGACGATACCGGCAGTGTTGGTGGAAATCGTCAGGCCAAGCTGGAGGAAAACGAGGCATACAAGAAAATCCAGTCGCACATGATTCGGCACCTCGTCACGCCAATTTTCGAGGCGTGGCTTGAAACGGCATTTCTGGCGGGATACTTCGATCCGCTGCCATTTTCAAAGTTCACCAAATTCAACGCGCCGAAATTCAGCGGAAGGCGTTGGGGCTGGTTGAATCCCGAAGTTGACGTGCGCGCGGCCTTGCTGGCGATTGACGGCGGGCTTGCGACACGCACGCAATACGTCGCGGAGCAGGGCGCGGATTTCAGGGAAATGCTCGAAACCCTGCAAGACGAAAAAGAAATGGCGGACGATGCCGGCCTCGTTTTCGTGACGCCCACGCTAGGCGGGAGCAAGGCGGAAATGCTTGGCGCGGCGAATCCAGCCCCAAACCCGAAGGAAAAAAAAGTTTGACACGCAAGAATTTAGTGCTACTTATTGCGACATAAGCAAAGCTAATGGAAAAAAAGACAGAACATTCGAGCCAAGATTTTCGCCGGGCGATCGGCGAAAAGTTTCAGCGTTCTTTCGATGTCAAGCGCGAGGCGGTCAACGTCGAGGCCCGCACGGTTGAACTTTCCTTTTCCAGCGAAACGCCGGTGCGCCGTTGGTTTGGCGATGAAATCCTCGGCCATAATCCGGGCGAGTGCGATCTGACGCGGCTCAATTCGGGCGCGGCTTTTCTTTGCGACCACAATACGCGCGATCAGGTCGGCGTTGTCGAGTCGGCCACAATCGGCCAGGACAAGAAAGGCCGCGCCGTTGTTCGCTTTTCAAAAAG